ATCATTTTTTGTGAGTTCAACACTATTTAAATCTATAGTTGCTTCTCCACTACCTTCACAATCAGTCACTTCACATAAGTATCTAACCTTTGTAGTTTCTCCAACTGATTTAGTTCTTATTTGTAAAAACAAATATTCTATATCAAATAAAGGAAGTTTTTTTGCATCAACTTTACCGAAAGTTGTGCTATCTATCAGTTGGATAAGTGCATTTGCAATATCTACTGAACTCTCACTTTCTTTTGCAATTAAAAGATACTTTTGTTCTTTAACTAAGAAAGGTCTATATTTTACCTCTCTCCCATCACTTAAATTGCACACATATGTTGGTGCAGTTTGGATTGGTAATCCCATAATTTACTCCATATTTTATTAACCACCAAATAAACTACTAAAATCTCTCAAAGAGTTTTTTAGTCTACTTACTTGTGTATCATATTTATTGAATTTCTTAAGATATTTTTCTGCACCATCGTCACCAAATCTAGCTGCGAGTCCAAGTGCATCTTGAATACCATCAAAAAATCTTCTCCCACTATTTAGTCCTGCAGGAGATACTTTATTTTTACCATTGTATACGTTATGTAATTGTGATAAACTTCCTACTGCATTTCCTTGACTATACTTTGTTGTAAAATGTTGATATGCAATTGTGACTGTAAACAATAACATGTCAGAACTATCCATAGACAGAGATTGTTGATTAATTGAAACTGGGAATGCATTATGTAATGTATTTTCTACTGTAATACTTGCCTTACCACCACTTCTTTTTGCATCTCTTCTTAAATGTCTTATGAGTACAGTTCCTGCATATTGGTCAGGATATTTAAATAATGGTTTAGAACTTGTTTCTACAGAATCTGTTGACTGTTTAAGAGTAGTATCGGTATTTGTAATATCGTCCATCCAAAATTGTAATATTCGTCTATCTAAAAAATCTGTATCACAGTAGAATGATATCTCCATTTGGTGTAAGTCATTTACAGAACCAGTCGGCATCATTCTAGTTTTACCCATTGGAGAATATCCATCAACGTCAATTGTTCTAGATGGTAGTGATGCATTTCTACATCTTACACCTTCCAATTTAACTAATGATAGGGGGTGGAAGAAATCCACCTCAAACTGATTAGACATTGCAGGAGCACTGAGATTTGCAATCAGTTTATCTACAGAAAAATTTTCTCTACGTCCTTCAGCAACAGTATCTGCAAGTTCCTTTCTCCACTCCTCATCATTCCAAGGTTCACTTCCAGTGTCCTTAGAATTTTCTAGATAATTATCAACAGTTGGAACTTTTATATCTTTTCCTACATTTAATGTATCAAGAAAGGCTTGAGTTTGTTTCGGAAGTGAGAAATCGTATTTTTTAAAGGACATATTAATAACTCTCTACTTTTAGTCTACTATCTCTGTAGACGGTATTTGCATTTGTTTTATTTGTAAAATTATATGTTGGAAGTAAACTTATTACATCCCAATCATCATATGGAACTTCTTTTATACTACTTTGTATTTCAGTAGTTAAGTATCTTTTGATACATGGTCTAGCCCATTTTAATCTAGACGATTTCTTAATCAGTTGATAACTCATTTGTATTCTAGTATCAACATCATCTTGTCCATCATAGTCTCTTGCGTATCTCAACAACTCAGACAATAATTCAACTCTTCTCATAGGGTGAATATAGTGTAAATTCAAACCATAGAATCCATCTCTTGTAAATTGAAATGGAATTACTAATGGAAACCTATCGTAGTATGGTAAAATATTTTTCCATTTTGCAACATACTGAAACATAAACATACCACCTATAAGTGGTTTTGGTTTGTTTGCGTAAGTGTCTTCTATGAGTCCTCTTTGTCTATCAGAAACCGTCATGGAACCTATTGCACGTCTAAACCAATTAAATGACTCCTTTGTATTTCTTTCAATCTCTTCAGGAGACATTTTAGAAAAACGTGTGACTAGATTAACCATAATACTATTTATATTATGTTAGGTGGTCTTCGGTCAATATTCTGAATTTTAATCTCCTATCTTTACAGAACTCTTCTGCGGCTCTGAACTTTGCTTGGTTTATCATGTATGTTTGCACTTCACCGAGATATCGTTTAGTTCTTCTTTTGGGTTCTTTGGGGGGTTTGAGTTGTTTCTTTGGTTTGACTTCAATTACTTCTCTTACCGTTTGTCCTTTACCATTGACATACTTGATATAGAAGTCAGGGAAGTATCTATGTGGTTTTTTATCGAGTGGAGATATGTAAGGTATGATAAGTTCTTCAGAACCCCATTCAATAATGTTGGGATTATTATCACAATAAACCATAAACCTTCTTTCCCATAATGAACGGTAAAAGATTTTAGTTGGGTCACCTTTATATTTTTTATAGTTCTTCGGTTTGAACTTACCACTGTATGACATAAATAGATAATAAATAAGTAATTTAAAGGTATTTATACATGTCATCTGTAAACAAATTATTATCAAAAATCAATCAAGCAACAACTGCAATCAAATCTGTAAAAGGAATCTCAAGTAAGATTTTTGGAACAGGATATCAGTCAGACGTTAGTAAGTTTGAACAAGATTCATTAGAATACCAAACTAATCTTGCAACAAGAGCTAAAGCACTTAAAGAGGGTAGTTCAAACATTACTGCATTATCTAGAAAAGAATCAAAAAGAAAACCACCCGAAGATGTTGTTGGGAAGGAATTAGTTTATCCAAGAGACTATAAGGTCGATAATTATATTCATTTTATAATAAAAAAGAGACAAACAAGAAATGGTGACACTGGTAAAAATGCATTAAGTGGTTCTGATACTCATATCTACATGTATGCACCTAACGTTCAAAATAATGCACCAAACGTTAATTATAAAAATGTAGAATTTGGTAATTTTTCAAGGGCACTATTAAATTCTGAAAAATTCATTAGTAGAGATATGGCAGCTGGTCTAGGTGCTGAAATAAACGAAGCATTTGTTAGAGCTTCTAATGCACTACAATTTCAAACTAGAGATTTTGCGAATGCAAGAGCATTTAACCCTCAATTAGAAATAATGTTTGATGGTATGACATTCAGAACTTTTGATATGCAGTTCCAGTTTAGACCAAATAGTGTAGAGGAGTCAAATGTTGTAAGAGAAATAATATACACACTTAAAACTGCAATGTTGCCAGACACATTTAACATTTCAAAAGAATCAGGAGGGTTAGGTGCTGCTTCGGAAGAATTTTCAGAAAACTATTTTAACACTCCGAATTTATTTGAGATTGAATATGTCGGGCCTATAAGTGACAAGATAGACGGATTTTTACCTTCTTTTTTAACTGCATGTAATGTCACATATAACGGTGGTAGTAAAATAGAAACATTTGATGATGGAACTCCTTTAATTATAGACATGACTTTAAGTTTCCAAGAAAATGTAGTTATGACTCAAGAACAATATCAACTTACCAATAAAGAATTTGGTGTTGACTTGAATGCAAAGAAAACTATAAAACAGGGTGGTGCGATAACAGACGGTAGAGAAGCAGATTATTTTACAGAAGGTACACCAGTCAGTGAAGATGGGAGTTTAGATTTTGAGGGAGGAGGTGACTAATGTCAAATAAGTTATATGAAAATTTTCCTACTATTCCATATAGATTATCTAATGGTAAGTTAGTCACTATAAAGGACTTTTTTAGAAAAGCAAAGATATCCTCATTTAGTATGTCTAGTGTTGTAGATTATGAATATTATGAATTATCTGAAGGTGATAGACCTGATGTAGTTGCAACTAAATTATATGGTGACGGTGATTTACACTGGGTTCTTTTCTTAGTAAATGATATGGAAAATTATTATGATTGGTATCTAAGTTCAGAAGAATTTGAAAATCATATTGATTCGTTTTACAAAGGTCAATACTTAACCTTTGCAAACAGAGAAGATGTTGTTCAATATCCAAACTTTGATAATCAAGGGAATCTACTCAACACACGAAAATACCTATTAGGTGAAAAAGTCACAACACTAAAAGGGACTGGACATATCTTAGAGGTTGACCCTTTAAATAAAAGAGTAAGAGTTGAAAGTAGTCTATGGGAAAGTGGTGAGACATTAGTGGGTAAAAATAAATCTTCTCAAATCGTAAGTGTTATAGAACCTAGAGACGTTATATCACATTATGAAAACTCAGAGGGTATGAAAACTAATGTACCAACTAGTGGATATTCAAGTGTATCGTTGTGGCAAAGAGAGTTTGACCTAAACGAAGAAAAACGAAAAATAAAAATTATAAAACCAAGTTCAATATCAAGAGTCATTACAGAATTTGAAAAATTAATGTCAATTTAATATGGAAACAGTAAACCATCAAGAATATGGTAAAGTCGTTTTAGAAGAGATTTCGATACAGTATCAAAATCAAGAAGAAGATAAAATAGATATTTTACCTCTTGCAAATAGTCTATCTTTGTATGAAAGTATATACAGTAAATATACTACTGGATATATATCAGTGATTGACGGAAGAAATTTAATTAAGAACCTTTCTTTAATTGGTCAAGAAATTATTAAAGTAAGATACAAATTACCTTATAATTCAGAAGTAATAGATAGAAAGTTTAGAATTTATAAAATTTCAGAAATAGTAAAGGCAGACGAAATACTACAGCTATATAATATACACTTCTGCGATTCAAATGCATTTAGAAGTAAAGAAGAAAGAATAAGTAAAACTCTTAGAGGTTCACATAAAGATATGATTGAATCTCTATTTACAGATTTAGAAATATCTGAAGAAGTACAAAACATAGAGGAAACTGAAGGTGATAAAAATCAGTTTATAGTTCCAAATTGGTCTATCAATAAAACACTTGATTGGATAGTAAATAATGCAAGTCCTGTAAATAAAGATAGTTATAAAAATTCTATGTTTTTATATCAAACTTTAGATGGAGGGTATCATTTTAAATCTATCAATACTATGATAAGAGAAACATATCCACATGTGTTCAGTCACACACCAAAAATTAATAACACTAATTTATCTGAAGAAGAAAAAAATCGTACAATTTTACAAATTACAAAACCACAAGAGTTTGACACATTACATGGTGTCTCCACTGGTACGTATTCTTCTATGTTAAAAGTCTACGACCCTATAAGAAAGATAGAAGAGATAAATGTTTATGATATTAAAGATACTGCAAATAGAAGAAATGAAGTGAGTGAAAGTACTGCAGACTCAGAAACTAAGGGTTCTGTAATTAAACCTCTTGTTTCTTCAGATGAAGATACAGGTCGTTATGGAGAAAAACCTTTTACAAAGAGAAAATTTAATACAACTATTTTAAATGATTACACAACAACTCACGCATTTAGTAATTCTAAGAAATTAACAGATAACGAATCAATCGAAGGTGTTAAAAATAAAGATAACAGTCGTTTAGAAAGACATTCATTAATGGGTGTATTACAACAAAATCTTATAGAAGTAATAGTTCCTTTACAAACAGAAATTCAGGTAGGACAAAAAATACAATTTGCATTACCATTAGGACAAGTGTCTGTTGGTGAATCAAAGTCAAAACTAGTTGAAGATTCAACTTATTTAATTATGTCTCTTGCAACACATATAAATGCAATTACAAAATCAGGGACTACAAATCTAGAATGTTCAAAAGAAAGTAGAGTAATTAAGGGAGATATTGACACTACCGAATTAGTGAAAGAAATAACAATAGCAGGACAAACATGATACATTATTACGGAATAGTTGAAGATAGAAATGACCCTCTTGAAATAGGAAGAGTAAGAGTTCGTATTCATGGTTTACATACAGAAAATAAATCACTAATTGCAACACCCGACCTTCCATGGTCTCAAGTGATTCTTCCTACAACCTCTGCAGGACTTTCAGGATTTGGAACACAACACGGTTTAGTTGAGGGGTCTACAGTCGTAGGTTTCTTTAGAGATGAAACTGATATGCAAGACTTTATTGTCTTAGGGTCAGTTGCAGGTATTCCTGCAAAGGGATATTTAGAGGATGAAAAAGATGAATTGAAAGATAGAAAGCCTGATGATGGTTTTAATGACCCTAGACGATTATCTTCAGGTGCATATAATTCAACACCCGATGGTAAAAACTCAGACGAGTCAGGTGGTAAAAGACCTTTTGGATTGGAACATGGTTTAGACACTGCACCTATTAAACCTGAAAAAGTAGAAATAAAATATGACGGTAAAGGTTCTACTATCACAAACCCAACACTTACTGAAAAAGACTTACCCCATTATCCTCTCTATGTTGATGAATCAGATATATCAAAGTATGCAAGAGGTGAAGAGGATTACACTTCGAGAGACACTAGTAGTGCAAACGGTATCAAGTCAAACGCAAAACCAGTTTATCCATACAACAAAGTTTTAGAATCTGAATCAGGTCACGTAATAGAAATTGATGATACTAGAGATGCAGAAAGAATTGCAGTTGAACATAGGTCAGGAACATTTACAGAAATTCATCCTGATGGTTCTCAAGTAAGTAGAATTGTAAACGATAGATATACTATAGTGTGCAAAGATGATGAAGTTTACATTGGTGGAAAGGTCAATGTAAAAATACTTGGAGATGCAAAAATAGATGTTGGTGGAGATGCAACAATGGATGTGACTGGTAAAACAAATGTCACATCTATAGAAGATATGACATTTACTGCACCCAATATCAAATTATATGGTAATGTAATAAAACTTAATTCATAATGGCAGGATTTACAGTACAAACTCCAACTGCATTCGGGTGTCCACCTGATACTATCTTTTCTTTACCAACAAAAGAAGAATTGGTAAATGCATTTAATAAGATTGCACAAATTCCAAGTAAACTTAGAGTGTATCTAGTGCAACATGGAAAAGAACTTGCACAAGATGTAATTGATGAAATAAATGCAGTCATAGAAAAGGTCGAAGACTTTATAGACAAAGTTCAAAAACTTCTCAGTCCTTATTGGAGTGCAGGAAAAATACGAGAATGGCAAAAAGAAGCCGCAGATGCATTCGATGAAATCATAAAAGAGTTTCACACTTACATACCAACAAAGATTGCAGAACTCATAATGAAATTAGTTCCAATAGATTTGATATTTAAGTTTGGTGGTCTTGCAATTAACATTATTAGAATCTTTGACCCAACATATCAATCAGAAATAAGAGCTCAAATTGCAGAAAGGATTGATTACTTTTTTAATCTTGTTCCAAATAAAATTAAAGGTTGGAATGAAGAGTTTGGTATATTATGTAATGAGTGGAAAGCAAAATTAACTTGGTCATATATCAAAACAGAAATATCTAAGTATCTAAACAATACACTTCATGCAGTGTTTGGAAAACTGATTGATATTTTTGACGAGATATGGGACTTATTGGGTTTACCAAGTCTTGTGGGTTTATTAACTATGCCTGATATTGCAACACTTATCAACAATGCAATACAGGGTTTTATGGAAAAGAGACGTGAAATCTTAGAAAAATTAAAAGATACAAGTCTCACACAACTTGCAAGAGAAAAACTAATAGAAGAGTACGAAAAAATTAGTGAAAAAATTGGTGAAGCATTAGATAAGATATCAGTATTTGGATTTAATATAGTTTCAATCATTGGTGGTAAAATTGATACTACTGTTGAAATGTTAGAACAAAAAATTGCAGAAATCAAACTTGCATTTGAAGACTTCATGCAAAACTGGCAGAAGAAATTACTCTTTGATTGGGTAAAGATTGTGAAGAAGTTCTTTAGTGCAATTGGTTTAGGTAGTATATTCAAATGGTTGTTCTTTACATTTTGCGATTTCTTAAAACTATTAGGATTCCCTCCTTCTATTCCTGCGATACCAACAATTGCAGGTGTCATGACTGTTGAAAGTGTATTACCCAATAACGATATATCAAATAGATTACAGGAAATAGACTCTGCAACACTTAGAGAGGGTGGTCAGTCAAATTATATCAGTGCAACAGACGAAGGAAACGATGACGGACTTGCAGTTTACACTGCAGACGGTAATACAGATAGATTCAATCTCCCAAGTGGTAGTGGAGATGTGTATGTATTTAAAGACGGAGTCAGACAAACAGTCTTTGCAGGGTTTGGACAAGTATTTTTTATGGACGGACAGGTAAGATTTAGAAACACTCCTGAACAAGGTGCATTAATTTCAGTAATTAGGTAATTACAGTTCTTACAACTGTATAAATAGTATTATGACCGAATATGTAAACAACGGAAAAACAGTTTCCTCTGAAAATATCTATTCAGATTTGAATCTTTCATTTACACCACATCCAATCACGGGTGATATTACAAGAAAGACTGATGTAGATGCAGTAAAAAGGTCAGTAAGAAATATAGTCTCTACTAATTCATACGAGAGACCATTTAAACCCAATTTTGGTGTAAATTTAAGAAATAAATTGTTTGAATTGGATACATCTGTATTCGGAAAAGGACGTGTTGCAAATGATATTGCACGTCAGATAGAAATTCACGAACCTAGAGTAAGAAATGTAAAGGTAGTATTAAACGAAGTGAATCGTAATGAACTGAGTATGCAGATAAGTTTTAAAGTTATAAACAGTTTAGAAACAGAAGAATTAGAATATGTACTTACAAGGACACGATAATGGCAGTTAAAAGTTCACAATTAAATATTACAGATTTAGATTTTGAGGATATTTCTTTAAATCTTAGAAATTATCTAAAAGGACAAGACCAATTTAAGGACTATGACTTTGATGGTTCTTCTATGTCCATATTGGTAGACTTACTTGCATATGCATCACACATAGGTGCAGTGAACACAAACATTGCAGCTTCAGAGTTATTCTTAGACTCTGCACAAATTAGAAAGAACGTTGTTTCCCGTGCAAAAGATTTAGGGTTTGTTCCTCAATCAGAAACAGGTGCAACTGCAATTGTAGATATTACACTTAGTGGTGTAAAAAATCCTGATGACACTTATCCAACAACAGTTGAAATGTCATTAAACAGAGGTTCACTATTTCAATCTACTTTTGATGGGACTACATACGATTTCATAGTTCCAACAACAATCAAACCAACACAAAGTGGAGACACATACATTTATAACAACGTACAATTAGTACAAGGTACTTATGCATCAGATACTTTTGTTTATGATACACAACTTCCTAATCCGAAGTTTGTACTCACTAACAAAAGAGTAGACAAATCTAGAATACAAGTCTCTGTAAATTCAAATGGGGTGACTTCAACTTATGCATTGTCCACTAACATATCTAATATCACAACAACATCTAAAGTGTTTTATGAACAAGAGAACGAAGACGGGTTTAGAGAAATCTATTTTGGTGATGGTGTATTAGGTCAACAATTATTAGACGGTGATATTATTACAGTCACATATATCGTAGTAGACCCAACTCATGCAAATGGTGCTAGAACCTTTGCAATGATTAATGCAATTAATGGTTTTTCAAATGTTCAAACAGTTGCAACCTCAATTGCACAAGGTGGTGCAGAAAAAGAATCGATAGAGTCTATCAAATTTAAAGCAAACAAATTCTATACTTCACAAAACAGACTTGTGACACTCAACGACTATAAAGCAAAAGTATCAGAATATTATCCAAATGCAGATGCAGTTGCAGTGTGGGGTGGTGAAGATAACAACCCACCTGAGTATGGTAAAATCTTTGTTGCACTTAAACCTAAAAACTCTGATTACTTATCCGATACAGAAAAGAAAGAAGTGGTCAGAAAACTAAATGCATTGAACATGTTAACAGTAAGACCAACTATTGTCGACCCCGAAATTATTAAGATACTTATATCTTCAACATTTAAATACAATGCAAACGCAACAACTTTATCACAAGGTGAATTAGAAACAGTTGTAATTAATGCAATTAATACTTTTGATAATCAGAATTTAAGTAATTTTGATTCTATCTTTAGACATTCAAATCTAATTAAGACTATAGATGAATCAAACGATGCAATCTTATCTAACACAACAAACATAAGATTGAAAAAATCACAAAAAGTTTTTACAGACACTGCAAGAGGTGTGACTGTTGAGTTTGGAAACGGACTCTTCAACCCTCACGTAGGTCATAATAAAATGGGTGGTGGTATTATAGTCACCACTGGTTTCAAAGTTTCAGGAGATTCAGTAAATACTCAGTATTTCGATGATGACGGTGAAGGAAATCTAAGAAGATATTACCTTTCAGGGTCAACAAGAATCTATCAGGATAATTCTGCAGGTACTGTAGATTATGCAACTGGAAAAATATCAATCAACTCTATCTTCTTCACCTCAGTGGTGAATGTAGATAGTACGATTGACTTTACCGTTATCCCTAATAGTTTGGATGTGGTTGCAACTAGAGGTAATCTAGTTGATATCGACCAACAATCTATTACGGTGAAAGGTGAAATAGACACCATCGCAAGTGGTGAATCGAGTGCTGGAGTTGGTTATACATCAACCTCCTCCAGTAGTTATTAATCGTTATGAAGAAAGTGGTCGGGAGTCCCCCGAGTAGTTTCCCATTTATTTGGATTTTATAGGAGAAAAAAATGGCAGATAAAAAAATTAGTGCTTTAACAGCAGTATCAGATTCAGAAATCGGTGCTGATGATTTATTGCATATCGTTGACAATCCTGGCGGTACACCAGTAAATAAAAAAATGACCATTGGTCAGTTGTTTGAAAATATCCCTACTCATTTAGCAGTAAACGATATTACTACATTAACTGCAACTGCATCAAACCTTGCATCATCATTCGTTTCTGCGATTGACGGTTCTGCATGGACTGGGTCAGTTTCATTTACATTGGATGACGGAACAGATGTTGGTCAAATTAAAATCATTTATGCAAAAACTGAACCTGCAAGTTCATACAGTGCAAATATCGAAGTGACAAGTTGGGGTTATTCTTCAACTTCAGGTACTGAGATTGTACTAGATGCACAAGGTGAAGCTGTGATTTGTATTTGGGACGGTTCAAACTGGTACCCAATTTCTGTTTTCGGTGCAACAGTACAGTAAGATAGAAGATGAAGGAATATGCAACTGATAGTCTAAGTTCAAGACTTCCAAATCTCTTACCTGAATTTGTAAGAGAGGAGAGTCCTGCACTTGAGGCATTCATTAAGTCATATTTTGAATACTTAGAGTCGGAGATAATTACATTATCTTCACAATCAGTTCTTGATAATTTAAGTTTGGAAGACGGTCTCGGTGACCTACTATTGGAAACCGAGACAGACTTCTCTCCAAATGCAGAATCATCTAAAATTATTACAGAACAATCAGTTTTAAATCCAACACTGAATGCATCACCTTTTACAAAGGGTGAATTTGTTGTTGGTAGTAAATCTAAATCAGTTGCAAGAATAGACATTGTAGTTGGTGATAAAATTTATGTCGATACTATATCAGGGAATGGTTTCTTAAAAGGTGAAACTATTACTGGTAGAGAATCAAAACAATCAGGTGTAGTCGGAAACTTTAAACAGAACTCTGTTCTTGCAAGTAATAAACTATTAGACTACTCTGATATCGATAGAACCTCAGAAGAATTTTTACAATACTTCCAAAATGATTTTATACCATCATTAGACATAGGTTCTACTGTTGACCGTAGGTTAACAATAAAACACATTAAAGATTTATATCAAACAAAAGGAACTGCAGAGTCTGTTCAGTTCTTAATGAGATTGTTGTACGGTCAAGATGCAACAATTAGATATCCCGATAACGAAACAATCTATCTTAACGAATCTGATTATAGTCAAGTAAGAAGAATGAGAGTTCAAGTGAACTCTGCACCTCCACAAGCAACAGATAGAATAATACAATATACAAGTGGAACCAAAATAGTAGAAGCAGAATCAGTAATAGAAAATGTATTCGTAGATTCTGTTGAAGATAGAAAGTATTCAATCGAGATTACAGACAATCACATAGGTGAATTTACACAAGGTTCTACGGTCACATTTATAGACCGTGATGGTTTAACAGAATATACAGGAACCGTTATAGGTGTGGTGAATAATGTATCAGACGAATCATCATCAACTTATATATCGCATGATGATAGTGGAGACATTCTTTTAGAATCAGGTCAACCAGCAGTATATGATGGTACCTATGATGGAACTCAATCAAATACAGAATCTACTTTTGATGGTGGTTTATTGTTAGAAGAATCTTCACTAGGTTCATTATACTCTTTTAACGATAAGATTCTATTCTCAGGTAGTAAGAATAACACGGATGCATCAGAATGTCAAGCAAGAGTTGACGGTTTATCTAAGGGTGGTATTACACATATCTACATTGAAGAAGGTGGTCAAGACTATGAAGGTGGAGACCTAATTGTATTTGAAAATGCAGGTACACAAGGTGGTGGTGCAGAAGCCGTAATCGGTTCAGTAGGAGATGAAGTATTACTCGAAGGTGGTTCTACATTTGGACACTATGAAGTCACTGCAACTGCAGGTCAAACTTTAGTAGGTGGGCCAGGTGTTAGAGATGATAATGGCAATCTAATTATATTTAATGATAACACACTTAAAGTATTTGTTGATGACGTATTACAAACACCAAATACTTCTTACACTACACACGACTATTCACATAAAAACGATAGAGTCACATTTTCAACTCCACTTACTGCTGGTCAGAGAGTTGACATGTATACTGAGTTTAATCAGTTGTTATATGAAAGTGGAGAAGAGATAAACTTAGAGACTACCGTTGGTAATATTAGAAGTATAAAGATATTAAGTGGTGGTGCAGGTTATCAATCAGTACCAACTGCATTCCCAGGCGGATATATCTATTTTAATGACCTTACTGGTTTCGTAGAAGATGAAGTTGTGACTGGTGGTATATCAAATGCAACTGCAACTATTGTACGTATAGAAAAAGACAAGAAAAGACTAGTTGTTAAAAGACTATCAACCGATACAGGTGCATTCCAAAACGGTGAAACAATTAATGGTGGTACATCTCTTACTGCACGTGCAAACACACAAGTAAGTGTATCGAGTGGAACAGGTGGTAAAATATTCTGTTTCTCAGACGAGATAGGTGGTGTAAAATCAATTAACATTATAGAACAAGGTAGGGACTACACTTCAGATTCAGTTGTATCAAACTCTTCTGTATTCCCTATGTTAATTACCACACCAACAAATACATTAAACAAAGGTGTTGTAATTACAGGTCAAGCATCAGGAACAACTGCAGAAGTAGTTGACTATGATGCAGATAGACACATATTAAAATATACAAATTTAGATGGACACTTCTTAATAGACGAAGTTGTCACTTACCAAAACACCGACCAGTTTACTATATTAAGGTCTAATCCTTATAACGCAAGAGGTAAGTTTGGTGGTGAAGGTATTATACAAGAACAATTTGTGACCGACAAAGGACACGTAAACGCAGCTGCATCTAATTTACAAGATAGTAGATATTACCAAACACACTCATACGTAATTAAAGTTGGTGAAAGTATAAACAAATATAGGTCAGTTGTCAAGGACTTATTGCACCCTGCAGGACACATATTCTTTGGTGAGGTTGCACTAGAAAATTCAATTAGTGGTCAAACAAGAACTTCAAAATTCCAACCAACAATTATTATGGTAATGGAACCTGTTCTTTCTGTATCGAATGCATTCGCAAACTCATTAAGAACATACTTACTCCATGCAGATATGACTGCAACGGGGCCTGAAGGTGGTATTGGTCTATTAACATTGGATGAAGCGGGTCAACCAACATATAATACAGACCCTAGAACTGGTGGTTCAATTACAGAACCCGATACAGAATACGGTGACTCAAAAATGAGAAACCGACACATGAACATTCTGAAAATTGTCAACAAATCAATTCCTTCAGTAAGGACGGACAATGTAAGAGGTGTTATTCGTTCTGTAGGTTCAATTAATTTAATGGATAATCAGATTACATTAGACTACCAAAATAGAAAGTTTGTGGCAGCAGACCAAGGAAAGATACAAGATTTGTATCAACCAACTGAAGAAATTCTAATTATGGAAGACGGAAGTCGAATAGAACTTGAAGAAGAAGCATGTATCATGAGATTTGAAGAAAGAGTACATGCAGAAGTAAAAGGTGAAGTAGGAGATAGAATAATATCTGAAGACGGAGAGACTTTGATAAGATTAGAGACTGCAACAACTACAGAAGAAGTGCAATACTTTGTATCAGAGAGAAATCCCGACTTAAATGACAAGTATACATTGTTTGAAGATGGGAATAGAATTGTATTTGAAGATAATAGTGCAATGATTGACGAACAATCTTCTGATTCTTCTGTTCCTCCAACAACTTTTGCATCTTTTGGAACAAATTTCAAATCCCTAAATACAATTACAGGTCAAAGAACCTATAAAATATCATATTATCTCAAAGACGAGACTGATGAGGACGATATTTTAATGGAAGATGGTTATGGAAATATCTTAAGTGAGGAATCCGAACCCGAAGGTTTACGAGTCAGTGACTTAAATGATTACTATCCTAACCTATTCATTCCTGAATTTGAAAAAAGAGAGTTAAAAAGAACAAATATTACATATAGTGCATACGTAAAGTCTGCATAATGTTATAAATAGTATATAAATATCTGAGGAGATACTTAAAATGGCAGCAATTATAACGGAAAAGTTTCGAACACACAATGCGAAACAATTTAAAGAGGACTTTGGTGAATCCGCTTCATCAACATATATTTTTATAGGACGTTCACATCCTTGGACGGATGATACGTCTCCACCTGTTCCTGTAAACGGAACAAGTGAGGAAATGGATGCATTTTCAGACATGCTTTCTATGAAGAAAGTGTCTACTGCAGACGTTTCTCATGCATTAACAAGATATGACTGGACAACAGGAACTACATATGACGAATATGCACATGATTATAGTTCATCAAATACAAGTCCAGGCACTTCTGCAAACAATCTTTTTGATTCAAAGTTTTTTGTCTTAACAGACGACTATAATGTTTATAAATGTATCAGAACTGGAAGAAATTCTTCAGGTGCAACAGTTGCTTCAACTGTTAAACCAACAGGAACAAGTGCAACAGACCTAGTGTATACCTCAGACACTGGTGCTGCTCAAGGATATATTTGGAAATACATGTACACTGTATCAGCTGCAGATACTATTAAATACGTCACCTCAGACTTTATCCCAGTTAAAACATTGGGTGCAAAAACTGCTGTTGCAGGTACTGGAACTAACGGTCAGTTAGGTTCAAGTGCAGATAACGATTCATCTTCATTGTGGGATGTAGAAAACTCTGCAACTGCAGGTGCAATCTACCACGTAAGAGTAGATAACGGTGGTTCAGGTTATACGCCTGGAACATATACTGCAGTACCTATCGATGGTGACGGTTCAAGTGCAACTTGTTCAGTGACTGTTGGTGCTGGTGGTGCAATTACTTCTGTTGCAGTGACTACAAGTGCATATGGTTCAGGTTATAACCGTGCATCTATTGACGTTGCAAGTATATCAGGAATTGGAAGTGGTTCAAGTGCAGTATTAACACCAATCATTTCACCTATGAACGGACATGGTGCAGACCCAGTTGAAGAACTAGGTGGAAACTATATCATCGTAAACTCAAGATTTGAGTTCAACGAAGGTTCAGGTGACTTCCCAACAGATAACGATTTCAGAAGAATCGGTCTATTACAAGACCCTTTCACTGCAGGAACAACAACAGTTGCAACTGCAACTACACTTGGTGCATACTATAAAATGACTTTATCAAGTGTATCAGGTTTATCAGTAGACGATATCATTCTAAATGCATCTTCAGACGGTAGTGGAGTTGCAGTATCAAGAATAGTATCTATCAACGGTTCAGTTGTATCACACCAACCAATCGCAAATAGTGAAGGTGGATATGTAAACTTTGCACAAGATGATACTGTTTATAAGAATGGTGCAGTAATTGGTAATGCAGATTCATTGGATTCTGCATTCCCTGAAGTTGAAAGATTTACAGGTAATATCCTCTACATTGAAAACAGAGGTGCTGTGACTAGAGCTGCAGACCAAATAGAAGACATCAAATTAATTATTGAAATGTAATTTATGGGGACTTAGTGTCCCCACAACAGGTTAAGGAATATGCCAGAAAAAACTGATTTAAATATAGCACCATATTACGATGACTTCTCCGAAGATAAGAAGTTCCAAAAAGTTCTTTTTAGAGCAGGTCGTCCTTTACAGTCTAGAGAATTAACTCAATCTCAAACTATACTACAGAATCAAATCGAAAGATTTGGTTCACATATGTTTGAAGAAGGTTCTTTAGTCACTGGTGCAGAGTCAGATGTAGATTTAGATATATTCTATGTAAAGGTAGATTCTGCAAACCCTAATTCAGGTGGTGATGCAAGTGTTGAAGATTACCGAACTTCTTTTCATGGTAAATTCTTAAGAGGTAAGTCTTCAGGTGTTGTAGGTAAAGTTTTTGAGTCAAGTGCAGAAACATCAGATGACCCTATCACTTTATTTGTAAAATTCCACTCACAAGGTACAGATGAGTTTAACTCAATAGTATTCTATTCAGGTGAAGAATTACAAGAATGTACACTAGGTGAAGATGGTACAGTGACTGTAAACTCTGCAAATGCAAATGAATTTACAGTAAAACCAAAAACAGATAGTCCAATTGGTCGTTCTTCTATTGCAAGTATATCAGAAGGTGTAGTGTTTGCAAGAGGATTCTTTTGTAAGGTTGATGCACAAACATTAATTTTAGAAAAGTATTCAGGTAAACCAACTTATAGAGTAGGTCTTAACATTACAGAAAGTCTTTTATCTTCTGCAGATGATACATCTTTACTAGACAACTCTTCAGGTACTACAAACGAAAACGCTGCAGGTGCAGATAGACTTAAATTAGATTTTACATTATCTAAATTTACACTTGACACTACAAACGATACAGATTTCATAGAACTTGTCAGAGTAAATCAGGGTATTATCGAATTAAAAATTACAAGACCGATATACAATGAAATAGAAAACACACTTGCAAGGAGAACATTCGATGCAAACGGTGATTTTGTTGTAAGACAATTTACACATAGTTTAAGAGAACACTTAGACGATACTACAAACAGAGGATACTACACTGCAACAAACGGTGGAAATGTAGATAAGTTTGTCATGCAAATATCGCCTGGTAAAGCATATGTAAAAGGATACGAGATAGATAAGATTGGAACAACACCAATATCTATCAGTAAGGCAAGGTCAACAGTATCATTAGACAACACAAACACACCAGTTAGAATAGGAAACAAATTAAGAATTACAAACGTACACTCATTACCCGAGTTTGGTAATGAAACTGGTGATGCAAGTATTACACCTTTCAAAGAAGTCACACTATGGGATTCAACAATTTCAAGTGACGGAACAGAACCAACAAGTGGAAAGATTGGTTTTGCAAGATTAAGAAATATAGATTTACAAAGTGGTTCTGCATCTTCACAAGAATATGATGCAAGTTCCACATGGAACTTATATCTGTTTGACATCAAGATGTTAACAAAACTAAGTGGTACACTTAGTGGAACATTTACAGAAGGAGACCAAGTTGTTGGTGGTACTTCAGGTGCAACTGGTATTGTTTCATATACTGCAAGTGGTCAGTTATATGTTCATGACGTAGTAGGTACATTCGTAGTTGGTGATGCAATTACAACTAATGGTACAACTAGTGGAACAACAACAGTCACTGCAGTAAGAAACTACAACATTGACCGTGCAAGAGGTGTATCACAAGACCCTGCAGATGCAGGTTCCACAATATTTACTGCAAATGTTGTAGTAGATGGTTCAAAAACTTTATTGGGAACAGTCACATTTACGAACAGTTCATCTAGTGTCACTGGTTTTGCAACATCGTTTACAACAGAGTTAAAAGAAGGTGATATAATTGTAAACCCTGCAAACTCTAATGAAGAATTAATAGTTTCAAGTGTCACTGATGATACTACACTTACACTTACAGGAAATGCAGGTGCTTCATATAATGGTAATGTCACAAGAAAACGTGCAAAGATTTATGACCAAGACCAAACTGCATCTATATTCGCATGGCCAAGAGACTGGGTAAAAACACACTCATGTGATTCTATCCAAGTAAGAAGACAACAAGTAGTTGACGTATCAGGTGGTTCATTTACAATCACTACTGGTTCAAATGCAACATTCGGTGCAATTAATACAGATAACTTTACAATTGCAGTTGTTGATGAATCTTCAGACTCAAGTGCATACGATTTAGGTGACCTATTAAACATAGAAGATTTTACAGGTGACCCTACATCAGATGGTGGAACAGGACAAACACTTACTAAGAGTATTGCAAATAATGATGGTGCAAAACTTAAAGTCACATTTACAGTAAATAGAACAAATCCTAATTCTAGAAATAAGACACTAAGACAATCAAGATTACTTGGTGTTGAAAGTGCAAGAAGTGCTGGTGGTTTCTATGGAACTGCATATGATGATAAAGAAATTACACTAGGTGTTGCAGACGTTCATAAAATTCATGCAATATATGAAGGAGTAGGAGGAACAACACCTCTACCACCTTCATCATATTTTTCAGTCGATAGTGGAACATTCCAAATTTACGAAACAATTGTTGGTCAAACATCAGATGCACGTGCAGTTTTAATTACATATAATGGTTCACTTGCAACTTCATACTATAGAATAGTATCAGGAAGTTTTACAGAAGGTGAAAGTGTTGTTGGACAAACTTCAAAGGCAGTTGCAACAATTACTAGTGTATCACAAGGTTCACCCGATATCAAGTCTAGATTCTTCTTTGACAACGGACAAAGAGATGGTTTTTATGACCTTGCAAAAATTACAAGAAAGGTTGGAGAACCAGTTCCTTCAGGAAAAATATTAATTGTATTCGATTACTTCACTTCAGATAGTGGAGACTTCTTTGATGTTGAATCATATACTTCGATTCCATATCAAGATATTCCTGTATACTCTCCAAGTAGAGTTGACTTAGGTGGTCTAGAACCCGATGGAACATTTGAACTTTCAGATGCAATTGACTTTAGACCAGTTGCAGGACAAATTATAGGTACTTCAACATTCGGTACAACAAATACACAAGACCCAACTAACCCAGTAAACCTATCAGATGGTACAGAGGGTGCTGTTTATGCACCGTTTGGATATGATACAGGTAGAGACTTTAGTTCTTCTAGAGTTGGTATCACATCTACTGGTGCAAGTGCAAACGATACACCAGTGACTGGTTCAAGTGTTGTTGGTGATATTTCTTTTTATGTTGGAAGAATCGATAAAGTATTCTTACATAAGTCAGGTTCATTCCAAACTTCTGCAGGTATTCCTGCATTATCACCTACAAAACCAAAAGCGATAGATGATGCAATAGAATTATTTGAACTTCAGATTCCTGCGTATACAAAGAATCTAAAAAATATAAGAGTTAGAACACAAGACCATAGAAGATTCACTATGAAAGACATTGGTAAAATTAATAACCGTGTCACAAACTTGGAAAGAATTACTGCATTATCTTTATTAGAAAGAGATACACAAACAAAACAGATTTTAGATGCAGACGGTTTTGATAGATTTAAATCAGGTTTCTTAGTAGACAATTTTAGAGGTCATAGAGTTGGTGACGTAAATCACCCCGACTATGAAATAAGTATTGATACTAAACTTGGTGCAATGAGACCTAAATCCTATTCACAATTTTTTGATATCGAATTTAATCAATCATTGTCTTCTAATTATCAAAAAACTGGTGATTTAATTACATTACCATACAACCAAGTCACATACGTAAATCAAGATAAAGCATCGAGAACAATTAACGTAAACCCATATCACGTATTCAACTTCTTTGGTACAGTAAAACTTACACCTGAAACTGATATATGGAACGATACAGAACAATTACCTGAAGTCAGAATAAACAGAGAAGGAAACTTTGACGCTGTTCTTGCAGAAAATCAAAACTCTTTGGGTACTGTATGGAACTCATGGCAGACAACATGGGTAGGAGAACCTAATGTTGTATCAACAGAAGTTCAAGCAACTTCTAACGGTTCATGGAGTGGAGACCCAACACAAGGTGGTGAATGGGTTGCAGGTTTACAAGTCACAAGAGAAATAACCGAGACTGTAGAAACACAAACAAGAACAGGTGTGACAACAAGTGTTGTTGAAGACTTTGTAGAAACAAGAAACGATAGAGTTGTAAGTATTTCAATAGTACCTTTCATGAGAGCGAGAACTATTGAAGTTGATGCAACTAATTTAAAACCAAATGCAAACCATTATTTCTTCTTTGATGGTATCAGAGTTGACCAATACATAAGACCGTTTAGTGCAACTTACTCACAAGATGGAGGAACAACTGTTTCCTCAAATTGTAAAGCAGATGGTAATGGTAGATTACGTGCATACTTTGAATTACCAAATGATAGTAAACAAAGATTCCCAACAGGTCAAAGAGAATTAAGATTAACTTCTAGTTATTACGACTTACAAAACCCAGGCTCACAAGCAAGTGGAATGTATCAAGCACAAGGTTTATTACAATCTAACCAAACAGAGATTACATCTACAAGAAATGGTAGGGTGATATTAGAAAGAAATAATAGTACTAGACAAATCACTAGACAAGGAGAAAGGATTAATGCACAAGTATTTGATGCAGATGCACCTGAAGTACCAACACCTGAATTACCACCAATTGTTGATATAATTCAAGACCCAGTTGTAATTCCCGACCCACCACCATGGATTGAACAGATTGTTGAACCTATAATACCACCATTACCTGAACCGCCACCTTTTGTTGCAGAACCAGTAGTTATTCCTGCAACAAGAAGAATATTAGAAGTGCCTGATAGAAACTTCCGTGACTTCCGATTAGAAAGAGGTTGGGGTGACCCACTTGCACAATCATTCTTAGTTGAAAAATCAGGTGGTATATTTGTCACATCTATAGATTTATTCTTTGAGACGAAAGACACAACATTACCAGTTTCAGTCGAAATAAGAAATATGATAAACGGTTATCCAGGCCAGACTGTAATGCCTTTCTCAACAGTCACAAAGAATCCTGCAGATGTAAATACTTCTACAGATGGTTCAAGTGCAACTACATTTACATTTGATTCCCCAGTTTACTTAGAACAAGATTTTGAATATGCATTCGTTGTGTACTCAAACTCAAACGAATACACTGCATTCATTTCAAGAATGGGTGAGAAAGACCTTAAAACAAGTCAGACAATTTCAGGACAACCATACGCAGGTTCATTGTTTGTATCACAAAACGCATCAACATGGACTGCAACACAAGAGGATGACCTTAAATTCCATATGAGAAATGCATCCTTTGATGTTTCTAAAACACCAGTATTGAAATTTGAGAACAAAGCATTACCAGTTTCTACTTTACAAACAAGTCCTGTTGAAACAATTAGTGGTCAACAGTATGTGAAAGTTTACAACTATATGCATGGTATGTACACAACAAATTCAAATGTGACCATTGCAGGTATTACTGGTGATAAAGAAAATGGTGTATTAAATATTGCAACACCTTCAGTAAGTGGAACACCTTCAGATGGTACATATAATGTATCCTTAACTGGAGGAAGTGGTACTGGTGCAACTGCAGAATTTACAGTTGCAAGTAATGTAATCACTACTTCATATATTACAGACCCAGGCACTGGATACGCAACAACAGATACATTGAGTGCTGTTAACTTTGATGGTGGAACTGCAGACCTTACAGTAGGTGTAGATGCAGTTGGTGATACACTAGGTGGTGTTCCAGTATCTGCAATCAATCAAACATTTACTGCAATTGGAAATATTGAAATGGATTCATTTACAGTGCTTCCTGATATTTCAAGTTTTGATGTAAAAACAACATATGCATCTAACGATTCAACAGTTGGTGGTGGAGAAAATGCAACATCAACAAGAAACTATTACTTTGATACATTACATACATTGATACCAAGTCTAAATTATAACATGACTAGAATCAGTGCAAGTGTATTAACAACACCTATGAACTCACCTGAAGGATATAGTAGTGGAACTGCATACAATAAAAATAATACAAGTAAATTTATCACACTAAATGATAACGTATTCTTTGATTCACCAAGTGTAGTTGCATCACCATTAAACGAAACTAATGAAATGTCTTCAGAGAAATCGTTCACATGTACACTTCAATTACAATCTCTAAACGGAAACGTTTCACCTGTAATTGACATTGGTACAATAGGTGCGATTGGTATATCAAACAGAATTAATAAAATAGATAGTGCATCAGATGTTCAAAGTGGTACAGTTTATACTGCATCAACAGAACCTGATGGAGATAATAATACCTTCATCTACTGTACTAGAAAGGTAAACTTAAAGACTCCTGCATCAACACTTAAAGTGATTGCAGATGTATTCAGACCACCAACAACAGAAATTGAAGTGTTATATAAAGTTCTGAAAAATGATGAGTCTACACCTTTTGATGATTTAAATTGGGAATACTTTAACTCAGATGGAAATCCTGATACAACAGTAGAAGCAGATGCAAGAAACTTTAAAGAATACGAATGGACTGTAGATGACTTACCTGAGTTTAGTGCATTCGCAGTTAAAATTGTAGGTAAAGGAACAAACACTTCAGTAGTTCCTATGGTATCTGCATTGAGGTGTTTAGGACTTGCGTAATGACTGAGTATATTAAAGTAGAAGGACATACATCTTTAGTAAGAGATTCAGAGTCCTCTGCAATAGTATCAACAGACACAAATGCATGGTCATTATATAAACTTAGAAAAGAAAACTATAAAAAACAGGTAGAGGAAATAAATAATATTAAGAACGATATGAATGATATCAAAAATATTCTTAATCAATTAGTGGAAAAGATAAATGGCTAAACTAGTAGACCAATTCAGTACTTTAGAAGACTTTAGAACAACCTTTAACGAGGTTTCTACAGATGTTGGTGATGTAGGTGGTTTAAGAACTACAAGCACAAATACACTTGTAGATGCAGTCAATAGTATTGAAGATAAATCATTCTTCTTCCAAGAATTTGTGTTTATTGCAACTTCAGGTCAACAAGTGTTCTCAGGTGCAGATAGTTTTGGAAATACATTAGAGTTTAAAAAAGATAGACTTCAAGTTTATGTAGAAAGAGACCACCAAATAAAGGATGACGATTATTCAATCGGTGGATTTGGTGTATTAAGTGGAAATACCTATAGTCAGATTACACTTACAAGTGGTGCAACTACAGGTGATAAGATTACTGTATATTCATACACTGGTTCATATTTAGGAGTTGCAGACTCAGGTCAAGCAACAGGTTTCTTTAACCAAACTGCAGAAAACGTAATCTACAACAACAACGATAGTGGAATAATATTCAACGAATCGTCTATAAATGCAACTACAACATTATCTACAAGTGCAAAGATTGAGTTTGATGGAGATGTATATCACCAAGACAATGTCACACTTGCAAGTAGTAAAACACTTACTGCACCAACACTTACAGACGGAACTATGTCTATTAATAGTGGTGCAATCACAAGTGCAACTACTGGTTCATTCAGTGGTAATGTTGGGGTTGGTTCACTTACTTCTTCAGGAGATGTTGCAGGAACAACTGGTACATTCTCTTCAAGTATATCTGCAACTTCAGGTACATTTACAGGAAGTTTATCGACTACACAAAATTTAACAGTCACTGGAAATACTACTTTAAACGGTAATATAGATTTAGGAAACGCAAGTTCAGATACGATTACCTTGACTGGTTCAGTAGATTCTGATATAATATCAGATGCAAATAACACCCGTGCATTAGGTTCTAGTGGAAACAGGTGGTCAGACCTATATGCAGTTGACATAAACGCATCAGGAACCTCTACGTTGACTACAGTGGACATTAACGGTGGTAATATCGATGGTACAACAATCGGAGGTACAACTGCAGCCGCAATTACTGGTACTACAATTACTGCAAATACAAATTTTATCGGAGACTTAACTGGTGATGTCACTGGAACAGTTTCAGATATATCCAACCATGATACTGGAGACTTGACTGAAGGGTCTAATTTGTATTATACCTCTACACGTGCAAACTCAGATTTTGATACAAGACTTGCAACTAAAGATACGGGAGACTTGACAGAAGGGTCTAGTTTGTATTATACTGATGCAAGGGTATCAACAAGAACAGACACTATATTAAATCACTCTAACCACACTAATATTACAGTAAGTAAAGTTGGTGATGAATTAAGATTATCTGCAACAGAAGACAACCTTGCAAACAATACTTTAGATGATTTAAGTGATGTAAATTATACCACATCTCCCCAAGCAGGTCAAATACTTGCATGGGACGATAGTGCAGGATATTGGGAACCTGTTAACCCAAGTAATACAACAGATAACGTTTCAGAGGGTTCAAACAATAAGTATTTCTCAGACGATAGAATGAATGCAATTTTAAGTGTTGCATCAAATAAGGGTCTTGTAAAAACATACGTGGACAATGCAGATGGTGGAAATGACGACCCATTAGATGGGACAATCACAATCGACCTAAATACTGGTGATGGATTAACAGTTTCCAGTAATACCGTTCAGTTAGATTACGAGACAACAAGTACTGCACCTACTCAAGTAGGTAGTACATCGACTGGACACTTATGGTTTGTGATATGATATGTCTGATGAAATTTATGTAAATATAGGAACTTCGTTCCAACAACCTTACCAAGGACAGGGACTTGCACAAGGTCGTTCACCTGTAATTGCACAATATATTGCAAGGCAACCTGCAAACGCACAAACTCCTTTTACTTATCAAGCGAGACAACCTGCAAATGCAAGACAACCTAGTTCTGCACAAACACCTTATATTGCAAATAGACAAATACCATCTATAGTTCAAGCGACTGCAAACTATCCTTATATTGCATCTGCACAACAAGCATACCCATACATTGCAAATGCACAAACTACAATTCAGGTGACTGGAAGAAGTCCAGTAATCTATAATGCAACTGGAAGAACACCTTTCACATACGCAAGACAAGGTCAAACTCCTTACATTGCACAAGGTAGAACACCCTTTACATATGCACACCAAGGACGTTCACCTTATAGTTTTCAACAAAGTTTTCAACAACCATATGCAACACAAGGAACACAACCTTACAACTTTAACGATACAGGTCAACAACCTTTTACATATGCAAGACAAGGACGTGAACCTTATAGTTTTCAACAGTCTTACCAACACCCTACAATATACACTCATCAGGTAAGTACTGATTATCAAGCATCATATAGACATCCTGCAGAATATACTCATCAGGTAAGTGTAAGTTATAGACACCCATCGATTGCACAAACAACCTATAGACACCCTGTAATTGCACAAACAAGTTATCAACACCCAGTGATTGCACAACAGCCTGCATCTATAGTTGGAAGACAACCTACACCATATACGTATCCCGACCCAATACTATGGGGGCCTTATAGTGTGACTTCTAATGTAGAACCTTCAAGTTATACTGGTACTGCAAGATACGGATTTAGTACAGGATACCCAGGCGCACCTTATGGATATGGCCCATTAGGATTCGCAGGAACATGGCCACAATCTCCTGCACCACCTATATCAATATATGGTGCTGGTGAGTGGGTTATTAGACAAAGTCCAGGCTCCTCCGCTACCTCGACTTTAACAATTGGAGAACTTACGTATAAGGCAACTGGTTTAAGTGGTCAGTATGATTTTGCTCAAGATTTCCCTAGTGCAACTTATTTTGTATTGAGTTTACCTAACAACACAACAACAACTTTACCTTTAGCGAGTGGTACTGCAAGTACAAACCCATATGCAGGAACCAAATATTATACATGGACTATACCAAGTTCTTCGTTCCCAAGTTATGTTGCAGGTTCGTATCAACCAATGTCGTTAACACTTTATTAGGATAAGATATGGCAATAGGACAAACACAACAACCTTACATATACACTTACCAAGTGCCGTATGGGTTTAGGCAACCTTCACAACAACCAATCAATACTCAAGAAATAAGAAGACAGCCTATTAATGTTCAATACCCTGCAACAACGCAACAACCATATATTGCAACTTTCCAACAACCTGCAAGACAACCTGCGATTGCACAAGTTTCGTATCAAGCAAATAAACAAAACCCTGCAACAAGACCCATTGCATCTGCACAAGCAAGTTATCCGTATATTGCACAAGCGAGACAACCATATCCGTTTATAAATCAAGGACAAGTACCGTATCCTTATATTGCAAGGAGACCTGCAACTACACCTATTGCACAGGCACAACAACCGTATCCGTATATTGCTGATGCACAACAACCGTATCCATACATTGCACAAGCACCGTATCCATACATTGCGAATGCACAACAACCATATCCATATATTGCAAATTTACAACAACCGTATCCGTTTATTGCACAACAACCTAGTACGTATTCAAGACAAGGTCGAACTCCTTTTACCTATCAGAGACAAGCATCATATTCTTTTGCAACACCTTTAAGGACTCCTCAAACGTATCAGAATAGGACACCAAGTTTATATCAACATCCGTTTACGTATCAAAATCCTTATATTGCGAATGCGAGACAACCAAGTATATATCAGAATCCTTATCAATCACCTTATAGTTTCCAACAAAACTATGTGTATCAACAACCATACACAACAACTAGAACAGTTGGCCCGATTGCAAAGGTAAAAGGTGTGTTTAGAAATAATAATGGAACAGTAGAGAAAGTGGAAGAAATTTATGTAAATGATAGTGGTACGTTAGAGAAAATTCACCAATCAGTACCAACTGCACAATTTAATAAGGGTTAATCCCGTATAAATAGTATTATGGCGATTATTGCAAATTTATACATAGACCAAGGAACAGATTACAGTATTACAGTAGATGTGACTGATTCTGCTGGTGACGTTTTAAACCTATCAGGTTATACTGCATCAGCACAAATTAGAAAAACTTATAGTTCTTCAACTGTATCTGAAACATTTGCAACTTCTATTTCAGAGGTAAATGGTCAAGTGACATTATCACTTACTGATACACAAACTTCAGGTCTATCAGGTGGAAGATATGTATATGATTTGAATATAACTAGTTCAGGTGGAAGCACTAGTAGAGTAATAGAAGGACAAGCTATAGTGACGCCTGGTGTGACGAGGTAAAGAATTATGTCAAACATTAAAGGAACATTAAACAGAGCAACAGGTTCAGTAGGTGCTAGAATTGCAGGTGCAACTAATATTCGTGCAAAACAGGTTGCAATTGGAAACACTTCATCAAGTGTAAACTTATCTGCAAAATCTATCAACGAACTTGCAGACGTAAATGCATCTGAAACAGACGATGGATTATTATCTTATGATGCAGAAACAGACAAATGGACAACCACCACTTCTATAGATGGTGGAACATTCTAGTTTTATAAATAATTAGGATATCAAGGATACCGACCAGTGAAGGTATCGACCCTCATAGTGAGAGGATAGAATTTTTTTATTATGTATCAACGACCCGAATAGTGTAGGGTCATAAACATTAATTAATTAATTTTTATAGGAAATAAAAATGGCAACAGTAATTCAAATCAAAAGAAGTACAGGAGCGAGTGCGCCAACAGTCTCAGACTTGAGCGAAGGCGAATTAGCGTATGTACAAGATAGGTCGAATGATGGTGCTAGTGCAAAACTTTATATAGAATCAGTTGACTCTTTAGGTGCAGCTGCTATACACGAAGTCGGTGGTAAATATTACACGGATATCGTAGATGGTTCTTCTGCAACACCTGCTGACTTTAAAGTCGGTAATGGTTCAACTTCAGGTGGTTCATTAAAGTTAATGGAAGATTCAGACAACGGTTCAAACTCCGTTGCTCTTAAAGCTCCCGATACACTTGCTTCAGACGTGACCTTCGTATTACCATCAGGTGATGGTAGTGCAAACCAAGTATTAGGAACAGATGGTTCAGGAAACCTATCTTTCTTATCAACAACATCAACACTTGCAGGTGCAACAGACTCAGATATTTCATCTCCAACAGCAGGACAATTACTTGTTCATGATGGAAGTGATTCATTTGATAACGTATCATTAAGTGGTGACGTGACTATGGCATCAAGTGGTGCAGTCACAATCGCAAACAGTGCTGTTGAAACAGCTATGATTGCAGATAGTAATGTGACAATAGGAAAAATTGACTTCTTAGTTGACGAAGACGATATGACTTCTGATTCTGCAGTTAAAGTTCCTTCACAACAATCTGTAAAAGCATATGTTGATTCACAAGTCACTGCTCAAGATTTAGATATCGCAGGTGATAGTGGAACAGGTGCAGTCGACTTAGACTCACAATCAATCACTTTCACTGGTGGAACAGGTGTGACAACTTCTGCAGCTAACCAAGCTGTGACTTTCGCAATTGGTCAGTCAGTTGGAACATCCGACAATGTGACATTTAACAACGTTGACGTTGACGGTACACTTACATCAGACGATATTACATCAACAAACATTTCTGCTTCAGGAAACTTAACAGTTTCAGGAAACTTAACTGTAAACGGTACTACAACTACTGTAAACTCTACAACTACTTCAGTTGCAGACCCAGTATTTGAAATCGGTGATGATGCTTCAGATGACAACTTAGACAGAGGTATTAAATTTAAGTATAACGATGGTTCTGCTAAAGTTGGTTTCTTTGGTTTAGATGATTCATCAGGTAAGTTCGTTGCATTAAGTTCAGCAACAGATAGTTCATCAACATTTACTGGTACTGCAATGAGTGCTGTATTCGGTGGATTAGAAGCAACTGGTCTTGCATTAAGTGGTTCAATCACTTCTGTAGACGGTGCTGCTCCTGCTGCTGGTGAGTTATTAGTCGGTAATGGTTCTAATGGAGACATGGAACTTGCAACTCTAACTGCTGGTGAAGCAATAGACATCACAAACGCTGATGGTGCTATTACAGTCGCAGTTGAAGTTGGTACAGATGCTAACTTAGGTGCTGTTATTGTCGCAGCTGGTGAAGGTATGGACGCTTCATACTCTTCAGGTACAGTGACAATCGCTGGTGAAGATGCAACAACATCAAACAAAGGTATTGCTTCATTTGACTCTTCAAACTTTACAGTCACATCAGGTGCTGTATCAGTCACAGCTATTGATGGTGGAACATTTTAATTAAAATAGTTCAATCAACCAATTCAATAGGAGAGTAAAATGGCAACAGTAATCCAATTTAAAAGAAGTTCTACTCAGAACGCTGCTCCAGGCACGGGTGACCTTGCACTAGGAGAATTAGCGGTCAATACTTACCACGGTAGGTTTTATACTGAGAAGAATGATGGGTCTGCTGCCGTAGTAGAAGTAGGGTCTAACCCTTCTTCTCTTACAATTAATGATGCAATTACTTTCCCAACTAGTGATGGAACAAGCGGTCAGTTGTTATCAACTGATGGTAGTGGAACAATAAGTTTCACCGATGCTCCATCAACTGGTGTCACAACATTTACTTACAGTGTGACTGGAAACCAAACTCTATTCTCAGGTAGTGACGATAACGGAGCATCCTTATCATACACACTTGGTTTAGAACAGGTTTACTTGAACGGTGTTAAACTTGTGGTCGGAGACGACTATGCAAGAACTTCCACCAGTTCAATCACATTACAAGCAAATGCAGTGTCGGGAGACGTTTTAGAGGTGGTCGCTCAGACTTCGATATCGAATTTAGTTCAAGGTTTTTTCACAACAAGTGAATTAACTGCAACTACATCCGACCAAGTCTTAAGTTCAAATCCAACAGGTAATAAAGCAATTAAGTATGTCATAATGGCATCTCATGCAACTGCTGGAACACATGCGGCCGAAGTACTATTAATCAATGACGGTTCAAATGCGTATTTCGTTCAATACGGTGATGCATTCTCAGATTCATCTCTATTCTCACTTTCAAGTGATATAGATAGTGGAAACATGAGATTGTTAACTACACCTGCGAATACAAATACAACATTTAAAACCTTCCAAATTAGACTTTCTTAAGGAGTAAAACATGGCGAAAACTAATGCATTTAAAATCGCTGAGTTGATTCGTGGAATACAATTCGATGTAGACAACGATGAAATTACGACTTCAAAGAAAGTCAAATCGAAGGACAGAACATCAGGTGATGCAACAAAAACTTCAACTACAGAATTTGCACTCGATACATTTGCGAAAGCAGATTTTAGAGCTGCAAGATATGTTGTTGCAATGTCAGAGGGAAGTGATTTCCACTCTACAGAAATTGTTGTTGTTCATGACGGTTCTGCAGTCACGTTAACTCAGTACGGTACTTTAAAATCAAAAAGTCTTGCAACATTTGATGCAGATATAAGTGGGAGTAATCTAAGATTATTAGCAACACCTGCTTCATCATCATCTACAGTAATCAAGTTCGATAGAACAACAGTAGACGCTTAAACGATTTTAAGTAATCACTAAGGGGAGACTTCGGTCTCCCCTTTTTTATTTGTATAAATAGTTATATGGCAACTAAAACTAAGTTTTTTACAGATTTAGGGTTTCAATCCTTATCTTCGAGTACCGTAGATGGTAATCTAACGGTGACTGGGGACTTAATTGTCCAAGGAACTAGTTTAACAATTGATTCAACAACTGTTTCCGTCACTGATTCTATGATGGAACTTGCAAGTGGAAACACTTCAAGTGACTTATTAGATATAGGTTTTTATGGAAATTATGATGACGGTTTATCAGATGGTGGTGCAAGTGAATATACAGGATTATTCAGAGATGCATCAGATTCCACATGGAAACTATTTGACGGTTTAGAAGTCGAGCCAGACAATACGGTAAATATCAGTGGAACAGGTTATGCATATGCAGACTTTAAAGCTGGTGATATAGAAGCAACAGGTCAGTTGACTGCAGTCGGCCCATTATCTTTAAGTAATTTAAGAATGGATGCAGACCAAACATTAACAACAACTGCAACGACTGAAGTAGATTTAGATACATTCCCACTTTTAAGTTATAGAAGTGGTAAATATCAGATTCAAGCATCACAAGGAAGTAATTATCATGCATGTGAGGTGATGTTAATACATAATTCAACGAATGCATACTTCTCACAATTTGGTGATGTGTACACAAATTCGTCACTCTTTAGTCTCTCAGTTGACACAAACTCAGGAAATGTAAGATTGAGAGTCACTCCTGCATCTGCATCTTCAACTGTATTTAAAATAAGTAGAAATTTATTAAAAGTTTAGAGTAAAAACACTATTTTGAAGAACACTATCTTCTAAATAGTAGTGTATAAATTACTTTTTCAGTATAGGACACACGAAAAAATGGCAACACAAAACAAATTTGTAGTAGAGTATGGAATCAGTGTAGGAACCACCGAAGTAATTAACTCATCAGGTAAAATTGTCGCTTCTGCATTATCGCAGATTGATACTGATGATATTTCAGAAGGTTCAACTAATCAATATTTTGCGACTTCAAAAGTCGACACGCATCTTGCAGATGCATCATCATCTAAAACTCTGAATAATGTTCAGATTGATGGAGGAACATTATAATGGCAGGAGAAAAGAATTTTAATATTAAGAATGGACTTTCCATTGGTGGAACAGAGGTCATTACTTCTGCAGGTGTATTTCAGGGTTCAATATCTGCTTCTGCACTTGACGAAAGTGTAGACGATAGAGTTGCGAACCTCTTACAAGCAGGTTCAGGTATCTCATTATCATATGACGATGCAAACAACCAATTAACAATTACAGGTAATGTCGGTGATATCACTGGTGTTAATGCAGGTGATGGTTTAACAGGTACTGCAACTTCAGGAGATGCAACACTTAATATTGGTGCTGGTACAGGTATCACTGTAAATGCAGATGATATTGAAGTAGATACTTCAGTTGTTGCAACATTAACAGGTTCACAAACATTAACAAACAAAACACTTACAAGTGCAGTTTTAAATACTGGTGTAAGTGGAACTGCAGTATTAGACGAAGACGATATGTCTTCGAACTCTGCTACACAGATTCCAACACAACAATCTGTAAAAGCATATGTAGATTCACAAGTTGCAAGTAAAGATGCATTATCAGAACTTTCAGGTGACTCAGATGATATCACTGAAGGTTCAACAAATTTATTTCATACAACTGCAAGAGCAAGAAGTGCAATATCAGTAAGTGGAGACTTGTCCTATAACTCCTCAACTGGTGTAATCTCATTCACTAATGATGCAGGTGATATCGAAAGTGTCACTGCAGGAGATGGTTTATCAGGTGGTGGAACTTCAGGTGCAGTATCACTTGCAGTAAATGTTGACGATAGTTCAATCGAAACAAGTTCAGACACACTACAAGTAAAAGCATTAGGTATTACAGACGCTATGTTAGCGGGTTCTATTTCAAATGCAAAACTTTCTAACAGTTCAATCTCTGTAAACTCTAATTCTGTATCACTAGGTGGTGCAGTAGTTTTAGATACAGATGACGTTGGAGAGGGTTCAACTAATCAATATTTTACAAACGAAAGAGTTGACGATAGAGTAAATGCATTAATTACTGCAGGTACAAATATCACAACTTCATATGACGATGCAAACGGAACACTTACAATTAACTCTTCAGGTAAAACAGAAGAAGAAATCGAAGATATCGTAAACGGTTTAGTTATCGGTGGAACAAACATTACATCAACATATGACGATGCAGCTGGAACACTTACACTTGCAGGTTTATCTGATTCAGATATAAGAGGTTTATTCTCTGCAGGTGGTGATTTATCATACAATAGTTCAACAGGTGCATTCTCAGTCACAACATATACAGATTCAGATGCAAGAGGTGCTATCTCAGTCACTGATTCTGCAGGAGACGGTACACTTTCATATAACTCTACAACTGGTGTAATCACATACTCAGGTATTACAGATGCACAAGTAAGAGGAAAAGTTTCAGTCACGGATGCAGGTGGAGATGGTTCACTTGCGTATAATTCAGGTACTGGTGTAATCACATATACAGGCCCTAGTGCATCAGAGACACGTGCCCATTTTAGTGCAGGTACTGGTGTTTCTATTAGTTCAGGTCAGGTAAGTATTGGTCAGTCAGTTGGTACATCAGATAATGTATCTTTTGGAGACCTTACACTTTCAGGTGACTTGACTGTAAACGGTACTACAACAACTGTAAACACTGCAACACTTAACGTTTCTGATAACATTGTTGTTCTTAATAACGATGTGACTGGTACTCCTTCAGAGGATGCAGGTATAGAAGTAGAAAGAGGAACATCATCTAACGTTTCATTAACATGGGACGAATCAGAAGACGAATGGACATTCGGTGCATATAATGTAAAAGCATCGTCTTTTGAAGGTTCATTAACTGGTAATGCAAGTACTGCTTCAAGTGCTGCTCAGTTGACGACTGCAAGAACAATTAGTTTGGGTGGAGACCTTTCAGGTTCTGCATCATTTAATGGTACATCAAATATTACAATCACAGCAGCAGTTGCAGATGATTCACATAATCATACAATTGCAAATGTGGATGGATTACAGACTGCATTAAACACTAAATATGAGAGTGGTTCAAACGCAACACTTGGAACTATTACAACAAGTAATGCATCGAACTCAGGTGGATATGTGAGAAACATATATCAATCAACTTCATCGCCTGGTGCAGGTGATGGTGCAGTTGGTGATTTATGGGTACTTTACTCTTAATAGAGTATAACTTAAATTTTTAAGGTAATTTAGAATATGGCGACAGGGTCACAAAAAGTAAAAACACCTTCGGGTTGGAGTTCAACTCAAGGTGGGTGGGTAAAAACTGGTTCTACAACATGGAAAGCAGTTGACCAAATTTATGTAAAAACACCAACAGGGTGGAATAATGCATCGGGTCAACAATCTGTTCAACAACCATACCCATATATTGCAAACAGTCAGACCCCATATATTGCAAACGCTCAACAACCATATCCTTACATCGCAAATAGTCAGACACCTTATATCGCAAACGCTCAACAACCGTACCCTTATATTGCGAATAGTCAGACTCCTTATATCGCTAATGCACAGCAACCATACCCTTATATTGCTAATGCACAAACACCATATATTGCGAATGCAAGACAACCAAGTACATATAGGAATCCAGTAAATAGTCAGACTCCTTATATTGCACAAGCAAGACAACCTAGTACATATAGGAATCCAGTAAATAGTCAAACGCCATATATCGCTAATGCTCAGCAACCATATCCATACATTGCGAACAGTCAGACCCCATATATTGCGAATGCACAACAACCGTATCCATATATTGCTAACAGTCAAACACCATATATTGCTAATGCACAGCAACCGTATCCATATATTGCGAATGCACAATCACCTTACATTGCAAACGCAAGACAACCTGCAGGATATAGAAATCCAGTAAACGGACAACAACCTTACATTGCAAACGCAAGACAACCTGCAGGATATAGAAATCCAGTTTCTGCACAACAACCTTACATTGCAAACGCTAGAACACCAAGAGGGTATAGAAATCCAGTAAACGCACAACAACCTTATATTGCGAATGCAAGAACACCAAGAGGGTATAGAAACCCTGTTTCTGCACAACAACCTTACATTGCAAATGGTCAGAATCCATTTACGTATAACGCAAGGTATCCTGCAAATGCAAGGTATCCTGCAAATGCACAATCACCATTTACGTATAACGCAAGGTATCCTGCGAATGCAAGATATCCTGCAAACTCACAATCACCATTTACGTATAGTTTTAGGTCGCCTGGTACTTACCCATATCCCGACCCAATACTATGGGGGCCTTATAGTGTGACTTCTAATGTAGAACCTTCGAGTTATACTGGTACTGCAAGGTATGGGTTTTCAACAGGATACCCAGCCGCACCTTATGGATATGGCCCATTAGGATTCGCAGGAACATGGCCGCAAAGTCCTGCACCACCTATATCAATATATGGTGCTGGTGAGTGGGTTATTAGACAAAGTCCAGGCAGTGCATCTACATCTACCCTAACAATTGGAGAAATGACGTATAAGGCAACTGGTTTAAGTGGTCAGTATGATTTTGCTCAAGATTTCCCTAGTGCAACTTATTTTGTATTGAGTTTACCAAACACAACAACGACATTACCACTTTCATCAGGAACTGCAAGTACAAACCCATATGCAGGAACCAAATATTATACATGGACTATACCAAGTTCTTCGTTCCCAAGTTATGTTGCAGGTTCGTATCAACCAATGTCGTTAGCACTTTATTAATAATGAGGAAGAATTAAATGTCAGTAGAAATAATTACAGAAAACGGAATACAATACCTTCAAAGTAATCCTTTAAATCAGATTACTGTAAATGGTGTTGATTATGAATTAGACTTAAAAATAAATTTAACTAATTTTACAGTGGGTTCAGATGTCGATATGGAGTCTGCAACAGAAGCACTACAAACTCATGAAGCTTTGATTGCAAACGATATTATCAGAGAATCATATTATTATCCTATAGATGAAATGCCTGAAGGTCAGAGAACTATAGAAAACAAATATAGAGACATAAGAGGAATTTTAAAGGAAATAACCTAGGAATAATTTAAATGGCAATAGGAAATTATCAAGTACCAAATATAGGAAATGCGAGACAACCTTCTACGTATAGGGTTCCCTTTACCTATAGAGTACCATATATTGCCAACGCAAGACAACCTTCCACTTATAGGGTACCATTTACATATCGTGTACCTTACATTGCGAATGCGAGACAACCTTTTACATATAATAATAGGTCACCATTTACATACAGAAACCCTGTAGGATACCAATTACCGTTCACATATAACGCAAGGTCTCCTTTTACATATAGAAACCCTGTAGGATACCAATTACCTTTTACATATCAGAATAGGTCACCATTCACTTATAGAAACCCAGTATCCTATCAGATACCGTTTACATATAATAATAGGTCACCATTTACTTATAGAAATCCAGTATCTTATCGTGTTCCATTTACGTATCAGAACAGACAACCTAGTACATATCAAAGAACTGGTAGAACACCGTTTACGTATCAAAACAGACAGCCTGGTACATATCAAAGAACTGGTAGAACACCGTTTACGTATCAAAACAGACAGCCTGGTACATATGCAAGACAAGGTAGAACTCCTTTCACATATCAGAATAGACAGCCTGGAACATATCAGAATCCAGTGAATGCACAAACACCATTCACTTATCAGAATAGACAGCCTGGAACATATCAGAATCCAGTGAATGCACAAACACCGTTTACATATCAGAACAGACAACCTAGTACATATGAAAGACAAGGTCAAACACCGTTTACATATCAGAACAGACAGCCTGGTACATATGAAAGACAAGGTAGAACACCGTTTACGTATCAAAACAGACAGCCTGGTACATATGCAAGACAAGGTCAAACACCGTTTACATATCAGAACAGACAACCTGCAACGTATGCTAGACAAGGTAGAACACCAGTGATTAGATGGGATGGTGCATTACAACAATCATGGCCAGGAACACCTATATCTTCTTAACACACTAAATACGTGTAAAGAGGATATTTTATATTATGGACAAACTCAAAACTCTAGAGCAAACTAAACAATTTTTAACATTTCCCGAGTCATTCAAAGACCTTAATCATAAGGAAAGAAGAGACTTAGACCAGTGGCATTTAGGTCAATTAGATAATTTAGAAAATATCGATTATGATTCAGAATTTATAAAAGTTCTAGAATACATGTTTGAAAACATGCCTCCCCTTAAGTTATGTAAGTGGTCTGATTTAGAACCTTTAAGAAGAAGTGGTGAACTAATAGGATGGCAAGGTTTAAGATTCCAAGCAAACTCATATCATAGATTCTTACCCGAAATTTATACATCAGGTTCTATCAACGAACATGGTGCTCCCTCTACTAAATTTGCAGTATCAGAACCTTTAACAGATAAAGAGGTTGATATAAAAGACTATGCAGGAGAAGAATTGCAGTCGGGTGATTTTGATGCAGAAGATTTTCCAATTGCATTGAACTCTATGTATTATCATAGTGCAAAAGGACATTGGTTGATACAGAGTATTCAAGAAGAAGGTTTATGGGCACCTATACAAGGTCTTACACAAAGTTCGGGTGATAGAATACAATTAATGATTCACCCAGGCTCTGTAAGGTCAGGTTGTTTTGAGGAAATGGAAGACCCTAATCATGAATTACTATTATGGGATACACATGATATTATACCTGCAGAACCAATCGGTGTCAAGGAATGTTTAGAATACTGGAAAGATAAAGTATTAAATGGTAAAAGAAAACCAAAGTATAAAGGATTGTCTGCAATATGGACAATGGGTACCATAGAGTTTCAAGTCGATTTCAGTAATGTAGATTTTAGAAAGTATGTTTGGGAACATAGTGAGAAAGTCACAAAATTATCTAAAGGTAAACCACTAAACATCTACATCGGATATGATAGTAGACACAATGGTTTAGAACAAGTATGTAAAGAATCTATTTTAGATAGTATACAAAAATCTATCGGAGGAGGTAGATTTGTAGACTACAATAAGTTTGTACCTGAAATTAAATTTTTAGATGTATCAAAAATTCCTGAATATACAAGACCATATGCAAATCAATCAACATGGTTTACATACAGTAGATTTTTAATTCCATATTTAGAGAACTACGAAGGATTTAGTATGTTTATAGATGATGATTTTATCTTTAACAAATCTCTACTTCCTATGTTCTATTATTTAAATACAGATGATGCAGTTGCATGTATTAAGTATCCACAAATGAAACACGATGAAACTAAGTTTGATGGTGAAGTGAATATAGATTACCCATGTAAGTTGTGGTCTTCTATGATGTTCTTTAACAATGGTCATGAGGATTGTAGAAAACTTACACCTGAAGTTGTGAACACTTGGACTGGTGCTCAATTACATCAGTTTGAATGGACTGATAAGATATCTCCAATACCTGAAAAGTATATTTTTGTTGAAGGATATGATGACCCTGAAGTAAAATGGGATTTCTCTGCAGTTCACTACACTAGAGGAGGCCCTTGGATAGATGGGATGGATTCTAGTCGCATAAATAATTTAGAATACTACAAGAGAGTAAAAGATAAATTACCCTTGTAATTTAATCAATATTGAGGTATAATAACAGTATGAACGCACTAATTTACACGGAAGACCAAAAACTTATTATTAGAAAACCTAATGGTTTACAATACGAGTTTGATAATACAGACCAACCTGAACTAGGTTTTGATTTTGATGTATTAGTATACGATGATATAGAAATCGTAATTGAAAAATGGGATGATGATAAATGTTTTGATGACCAAGTCAAAAGACCATTAACAAATCCTGAAAAAGAAATTATAGAAAACTATATTGAAAATTCTGAACCTCCTGCAGGAGTCACATTAAACAATCAATATGTACAAGACTTAGTTGACGAAGTAAAAGGTAATATTGCAAATTTTCTTGATAACTATGGATTTGATGATTTAACTGAAGTCACGTTTGCAGGTAGAGAAGGTTCAAATCACCCATATAGGTCTAATGCAAGAAGAGTACTAGAGTTTGCAGATTCACAATATGTAATCTACGACCAATTAGTAAATGAAATTTTTGCAACTAGAGAAGACCATTTAAAACCAATACAAGATTATCTAAATCAATTACCTCAGGCATCATTACTACCCGACCATGAAAGGTAGTATATGTTTGATGACGTAAAAGTTGTTCATATCGATGAACCCTTCAAAATAAAAGACTTACCTCTTAAAGATGTCTATGTCTTAGATAATTATCTTGCAACCGAACTACATCATCATTTTGACGATTACATTGTAAGAGAAAATATATGGTCTAAGACTAATCAAGTCAGTAGTGGAAGTCCTACAGGTTTACCTCACCATAGTTTTTGGGGTGCAACTTATTTCAGAGATGGTATGAAATTAGAAAAAGATATGGATAAACTCCATACTATATTTCCATATTATCTAAACAGAAGATTGCAAACTGAGTTTGGATTTAAGTGGGTAAGATTTCAATATATGGGACTTAATTCTCAAACTCAAGGTTTACAAGGAACAACTCACGCAGATTGTCAAGATGAAGATGAGTGGAATTTATCATTCTTATATTACACTAATAAATTTTGGAATAAAAATTGGGGTGGTAAATTAAGACTATATAATGAAATGCAACAAGGTTTAGACGGTAGACAAGAACATATTGAAAACCACCAAATTGCAGAAATAGAATTTAAACCAAACAGGTTGATTATATTTGATGGTAGAATACCACATGGTGCAGATGCACCCACATCATCTGCAAGATATATTGATAGAAGGTCTCTAGTTTTACGAGGAGACGAAGTAAGATTAGTAGACGAGGAAGAATTTTTTCATGCCAACGATAGAGTTTCACACATATAATAAAGAAACATTAAGGGACTTTAAACCAGTCCTTGCAAGTTCTATTCAGCCTGATTGGTGGAAACGTGCAAAGGCAGGAGAACTCACTAGAGGTATGGTTCAACAAACTATACGTTCATGTCCTGCAATGGACGATTGGTTAAAGAGTGGTTGGATACTTTTATCAAATAGAGATATACATGTAATAAATGGTATAGGTGGAGACGATAAAGGTAAAAAAACCTTTGCAACTTATGACCCACACGATAGTGGTTATAACTCCTCAAGTCACCCTATTACCCAAACTTTAGATGCATTTGAATATTTGGGTGAAGACAAACCAATTAAAGATGCATTTAAAATGAGAAACCCATGGAATATCAAAACACCTGAAGGTTATTCTTGTTTTTACTTAGACCCATTTTTATTTCAAAATAATCACTTTGCATGTTGGCAGGGTATAATCGATACCGACACTTTTAATGTTGGTATGGATAATGCACAAATTATATTTTATCCGAAAGTAGACCACTCTTTTGTAATACCAAAGGGAACTCCACTTTGTCAAATTATACCATATAAAAGAGAAAAATGGAATGCATCCTATATAGTAAATACACATAAATCTTGGATAGACAATCGTGCAACTGGAACTTCAGAGTTTGATAGAACAGTTCCAACTAATAAATCTATGCAAGAGTGGAGTCAATTAACAGAATTTGATGAAAATAGTGTAAAGGAATTTGGTGCATATCGTAGAAGAGGATATTGGAAACCGAAAGGTAAACTATATAAGGAAGATTCACCACCACCTGAATGTCCTTTTCACAATAAAGAAGAATCAGAAGAGACACAATTGGAGTTTGATTTCGATGTCCGTTAGATTATTATTTCCAACTTACGTATTTGAAAGAGATTTACTAGACTCCAATCTAGATGAAAACCGTGGAATAGACCAAAACTACTTAGACCTTCTTGTAGATACTATGGATGGTATGAGAAGAAAAGACCCACAAGGTAGAAAACTTTCAAATGCATATACTGGATGGCAATCACATGATGGTTGTGAGTCTAATCCTGCATTTCAAAAATTAATGAATAGAATACAAACTACATTCTATGACGAAGTATGGCCTTTCCATGGATTAGACCGACACAAAGCACAAATGCATATCGGTAATTCATGGGCGAATATTAATGACCACCTTGCATGGAACAAACCACACTTACACAATGGTTGTTGGTATAGTGGTGTGTTTTATATAAAGGCAGACGGTGATGAAGGTCATATAGAAATGATTGACACTCATCCAAAAGTAGTTGCAGATTTTCCAAACTCACCTAGAACTGCAACAAGTAAAGGATTTGAACCAAGAAGTGGTAAACTTATTTTATTTCCAAGTGGTCTCATGCATATGGTTGAACCAAATCCTACTCAAAAAGATAGATATAGTATTTCCTTCAATATCGAAATGAAGTACACTTCACCTGATGGACATAGTGGTAATATAAACAATTATAATGATGATGAATTTGTCTATAACATTCGTCCAAATGGAGACATTATAACCGATTAACTATTCTAAATAGTAGTATGGAAATAGTAATCGATACACATCTACTTTGGAATCTCTTATTAACATTCGTTCTAGCACCTTTAGGATTTCTAGTTCGTAGTATTTTATCTGAACAAAAGAGACTTGATATCCTTGTAAACAAAACTAGAGAAGAACTCGCTAAAGAATATGTCACAAGAGACCAAATTGAAGCAGACTTTGAAAGAATAATGGCTACTATGACTAGAATAGACGAAAAAATAGATAGACTCCAATCTAAGACTTACTTCCAAGAATAGGTTCCCAATTAGTATAAATAGTAGTAGACACAAATTTACTACAGGAATATTATGGCATCACCAAATTCAAAAAGTACATTAAAAGAGTATATTAAGAGGGCTCTTGGTGCTCCTGTTCTTGAAATTAATGTAGATGACGACCAATTGGATGATAGAATTGATGAAGCACTACAATACTTTCATGAATATCATTACAATGGTAATATTAAGACATATTTAAAACACCAATTAACTGCAGAAGAGATTACATCTTTTGGGACAAATGATACCCTTACAGGTTCAACAAGTGGAACACAAGCGATTGCAGGACAATCATATGGTGAAAGTAAAAGTTATATTACACTACCTGAACATGTTATAAGTGTTCTTAGAGTTTTTCCTTTTCATTCAGGTCAAACTTCAAGTATGTTTGAT